ACCGCTCCTTGCTCTTCTTCGTCTTTTTCGTCTTGACCATTATGGAGGCGTTGATAGATAGTAGTTGTTCCCGTAAGGGTCTGCTTTCTCGATTCGTTGGCTTGTGATCCTAGGATCACCGCGGAAGAGGTCTTGCAGTCGCGTGGAGCGGAAATCGGCCTCGTGAAGGCGCTGTTCCCCTGGTGACATCCCCCAGGTGCGCCAGAATTCGTACCTGGCGCGCTCCGTTGGCTCCACGCTGGTGCCAGTAAAACTGGCATCCCGCAGCCAACTGCTCCTGAAGTCCAAGCGGTCCAATGTGCGCTTCGACGCGGTGGTGGTACTCGCCAGCATCTCGTAGTAAGCCCCAAGAACTGGGACGTGACCGTACAGAGAGAGGCCTCCCAATCCGGTGGCAGCGAGCACTTCAGCCCAGGTGATGCTCTTGTCTTCGATCCAGGCGTGATCTTGTGTGAGCGCCTTGTAGGGGTTGCGCACCATGGTTGGTGTCTCCATGGCCACATATCGGCACTGGCAGAACTCGATGGCGTGCTTCTCGAAAGCGGGTGCTTCCACGACAAGGATGAAACCGCGCGTGCGCATCCACGGGACAATACCCGCGATGAACCGCTGCAGGTCCCCCTTCTCCATGAACACCACGCTGTCGTCGCCATCCACCATAGCCCGTGTCCGGATCCCCATCTCTGCACTGTAGGAATGAATGAGCGCTGCGGTGATGATGCAGTTGCCCATAGCTGTGTTCATATCGCCACTCATCCTACCACCTGTGACCTTGTACTTCACTGTGCCATCGCGCACATTTGCGTAGCACGTTGTGGATAGCTGCCAGCTCAACAGCCGCTGCAGCTCTGCGTCCCCGTCGTACATGCCCAGGTAGAACCCGTGCTCGTACTGCAGGGCCGGCTGGGAAATATGCTGGTCGTACTTCGAGAAGTCCATCCCAACAGCGACTGGGCGTTGGAATGCCGCCCAGTGTCCGTCCACCACGGCCGCGCGCCGCTCTGGTGTGTAGCCCTTCATAATAGTGGCAGACCCCCACACACCATCAACCGCCTCGTACACCCGCGGCTCAGCGGGCAGGAGGTACCTGCCCACAGCGAGGTTGTACCGGGGGCTTCGAGCAGAGATCAGGCGTCCTGCCTTATCATCCACCCACTTCTCCGGCTTGAGGAAGACGCTGGGGTAGCTGTCAGCCCTGACGACTGGCTTTGATTCAAGACTGCGAGCTGCGGCTTCGTACCGGCGCCGTTTCTGACCCCTATAGTGACCGAGGAATTGGTTCACGGTCACAGGGAGTGAGTGCCTTCCGAGTCGCCTACACACGCCACGCCTGAATGCTACCATCTCAGCAGTCTGAAACGCCCCCACTAGTGGAAGTAGTGTGGGCGTCCAGGTGCCTCCCGCGGTGCGCCCCAAGACTCGCTCGTGCACAGAGTGCACAGTATTCGCGCAGTCGTTGGAGTGCGTCCAGATAGTGCCCCGTCCCGCCAATCCACGGATGTCAAAAACCCTGCGTGGAGCCTTCTTGCTGTACCCAGTGCGAGTGACGCTCACCGTCGGCATGTCAGCCAACTCAGCACGCATGCGCGCCGGGTCTCCTTCAGCCTCGGGTGCCCACACTAGGCCTCCCTAGCAGCCGCTTGCGCCAGCTGCTCCACCTGCAGCACCAATGTAGTGCCGCATGCGATGAATCCACCTGCCCGTGGCCGACCTAACAACAGCAGCATCCGCTTCCATGCTGGCAATGTGCTCAGCATGGCTGGGGTTGCACGCCAATGCCACTGCGCGTGGCGTGAAGTCGGCGATGTGTGCAACCCTCCAGCCCTTGTCCCGGAGCTGGCCCGCAAGCCACTTGGACATAGCCGCCCTGTCTGAGGGTCGGTTCTGCCGCGCCGGGAACTCGATGCGCAATGCAGCCACCCAGTGGTGCATGGTGCGCATGAGCTTTGTCCGCTGTGTTTTTGTCGCCCCACGGGCCAACCCCTCATCCAGCACGGCGGGAGGGGGGAGAGCGTCAACATTATCTGACGCCTCAGTCGCCCCCGCCCACTCAAACTGTGCAGCCTGGTCATACCCTCCATTTGGCAGCTGCACCTCTGATTGCGTGCCCAACCACTTCCATGTGGCCCAAGCGCCAGCCCCCCCGGATCCTGCGGCCGCGCATGCCTTAAATGCCGCGATCGCCAAACCGATGGTGATGATCATTCTACCCCGTGTGCGCGTAAGATGTCGCTGGTGGCAGTGTCGTCAGGGACTATGCGGACGAGCCACGTGTGAGCTATTGTGGCAAGCACCTGGCCGTCGCCACGGATGTGAACTACGGCAGAGGTTTCGTAATGTGCGCGCCCACCGTCAATCAAGGCGGTGTGGTGGATGTTTACTCTAAGCTGCGTGGTGTTGGGAATTGATGCGTAGGACATGGGTGGAGGAGAGCTAAGAGGAATTCCCTTTCCTCGCCGATACAAAGGGCGAACTAGTCGG